GACCATCCAGAAGAACTTACCTAACGTTTTCAGATCAGCAGAGTTTGCCGATGATGTTAGTTCAAGTTCATGGATCTTTTTAGTGTTCTCATCAACGGATGTTTTAATATCACGTGTATCCTCGATAAGAACAGAAATCTTTTCTTCAGCCCTAGCTATAGAAACAACAGCGTCGGCTAGTTTATCTAGCTTCTCTTCCATCACTATCATTCTTTTTTGATCATGGGCGGTTTGCTCCATGTGTACATCAAATTTGTCTGATAGTTTTGTGAGCAGTTCTTGCTCGCGTTTAGTTGCCATAGTAGTTAATCCCCTTAGTTATCTACTTTTGCTCCACCTCGCCACTGGTAGCAACTCCAGTAACGGGCCTTCCATTTTGGTCCAGGATTGTCACAGTTATGTCTGGCACGGAAATTCCTTCGACGCGCTGGGTCGTCTCTTTTGATCTCCATGTTAGGGTCGCCAAAGCGTACAATAACAACATTACCACTATCGTTCTTAGTGTATACTGCAAACTTTTTTGGACCACCCGACGTTCTAAATGGATCATTTAATTTTACTTTCTTACCCTGGTATTCGGCCTCAGTGATCTCAAGATTCTCGTAAAGATCACACTCCTCACAGCGTTGATCAATTACTTCTTCATTATAATTGTTGAATGATTTCACCTTAGCCTCCAAACTCGTGACCTGCCACGCGCTTCATTTGTTTATTAAATTCTTGCTGCGATGGCTTATCTTTATAAAGCTTAATAGATATCTCTGGACGATCCTTACCTTTGATCCTCCAGTTGTAACCCTTCTCCTTGTGCTCAGGTTTCGTAGTCTTAACGACTCTTCTCTTATAACCTGCTTCCCAAGTTTCTGACCCTTCGTTGGACTTCATGTAGTCCGTTGCGGAGTCAAGATAATCGCTTGCCTTTGTGATTTTATTCTGTACCCACTCTGGTAGATTATCGTCGTCTTCTAATAGATTCATCAGATCCTGAGCGTTACGCATGATCGTTTGGAGTTGGGTCTTAGCCATCTCTCCTTCTTGATCATATTCGTTAGGATCCTTATCGTCGTCTTCCTTAAGATCCCATAACTCAGAAAATGATTTCATCTTAATATATCCTATCTTAGCATCTTAGCCAAACCAGCGGCATCAACAGTCTTAAGCGAACCGTCACTGGTGGTTACTCTGAACATTAACTTCATGCCATTAACTTGTGGCTCAATGTCAAGTTTTTGCCCTATTTGTTTTCCTGGCACTCCCATGATCTTTCCACCCTTCATGGACGGACCTTTGATCTTAGGGGCTGCCTCTGCTAGATCTTCGTTCTGGCGTTTAAGTACTGCTCTAACTTGGGGATGATCTGAAATGCCGGGTTTCATTTTATCCATTGCCTTAACGGCTCCAGACATATTACCACCAGCATATCTTTTATCAGATGCAATACCAATCGCCATCTTAATATCTTTAGGGGAAAACTTTGCCTCATCAAGGGATTCGTTTTGTGGCTCTTTCTTGTCACCACCTTCTTTAGCCTTTGCGGCCATGAATGCAGCAATAGCCATCTTTTTCTTTTCGTCGTCAGACTTACCTTGGAACTGTGGGGCATCGGATGCTTGGAAATCAGCAATCCATTTTGCGGCACCATCGGATACCTTGAGCTCTTCGTTAAGAGCTTTTTCAATTTCTTTACGAGCCTTAGGATTAAGACCACGAAGAATCTTATCTTTCATTTTTGGATTAGCTTTAATCATTCGCACAGTATCGTCATCGGCCTTTTCAATGATTGATTCTACAAGACCAACCTTCTTAAGCTCAACGTAGATACGCTCACGAACATCAGTATCCATACCATCAACCATACGATTCAAGCGAGACAACTCTTGTCCTGCTTGTAGGATATTGATACGAGAGATGGTTTCAAGCGATTTAGCTACCTTCATAAAGTCTGCTTTATCGATTCCGCCACTCTTTTGGGCATATGCCTTCATTCCTTTAGCGCCAGCAGCAAAGGCTTTTTGATTGATGCCTTCTTTGAGACCACCCATCATCTTACCGTATACTTTACGGTTGACTGACTTAGCCGTAATGCTAGGACGAGGTTTACCCCTTTGGTCCTTCTTCTTATCAGCATCGATCTCTGCCTTAGTAGGCGGACGATACTTTTCGTTTTGACCAGGAGTCTCATCCTCGTATTTCTTTTTGAGTTTGTCTGTGCCAAACTCACCAGCGTTTTCTCTTAATCTAAAAAAATCTTTCATTTTAGTTTCCCCTTACTTTAGCAGCAAGGTCGGAATCAGCCTTGCCCCATGTTCCTGACGATTTAGTTACGAATGAATTGACGCGAGCCATACCCCATTGTGCAGGAGTAGTACCAGGACGATGCCCAGTTCTCCAAGCGGCTACGCCTCGGTTATAAACTTTTCTTAAGATAGCCAAAGGCATACCTGACTTATCAGCTTTCTTCTTAAGTGCTGCAGTAGTATCCTCGGTTATGATACCAGCAAATGAACTAAACGACTTAACGTCTTCCTCTTGATTCTTTGCCTTGGTATCTTTGAGCCTTGCACGATCCATCATACGGTCATGCTTAATTTTATCAACTTCTTTTTCTCTATCAATACGTTCCTTGGCCTTGTCAATTGCGTCCTGCTCACCATACATTCTTTTGAACTTTTTAGTAAATTTGGATGGCTTGGTCTCGGCCTCGGCATCTCCTGGAGCAGGCTTATAAGAAGCAGGGTTATCATCGTCACTCTTAGCATATCGTTGGAAGTGCTTTGCCCGTGCGATTTTTTTATCCTTATCAACACCCTTGTAGTATCCTTTGGGCTGTGACCCAGGAACTTCATCGGCGTCTGGATCTTGTGGCTTTAGTTTCTCAACCAACTCAATGTCGGTCAACCATTTACGTACTTTTTTACCACTAGCCATTTCGACCAATACGTAGTTAGATCCAAGCATTATGATCTCGCCTACCTCGTCGTCTTCCTTTACGACAATAAGATCACCTTCCTTGTATAGATCTCCAGCAACGTAGGCTTCCCTTTCCTCCGATACTGACTGTAACTGTAGGTGTGATCTAAAGTCATATGATTCCTTAAGACCCATACCTTTACGAACATCGTTGAATAGCTGTTGGGTTTCCTTGAACCCAGCAGGCATACCCTTACTGAATGTTTTGAAATCGTTATTTTCGGCGGCAGCTCTTAGCTTAGATGCAGACATACCTGCTGCGCCTTTTGCATCAGGATCACGTTGTCCTGCTGACACAATGTTGACTCCACCCTCAAAGTTATAGAAACCGTGGCGGCCTTTTACACCGTTATATTTGTTTAGTGTAACATCATATTCTGGAACCCTGTCGGAACCAGCAACCAGAGTTACTTTATTGAATCCTTCGTCATACAGTTTGGTCATCAGATCAAACATAGTACGAATCTTTGGCTCAAGCATAATGCTGCGCGCATGTTTTGGAAACATCTTACGCATATACTTGACTTTGGTTTTATAATCGATTGGATTCTCTTTAGGATCCTGCGATTGAGATGCGTATATTCTGTACTGACCGCTACCCGCAACCTTCTTTACGACCGTCATAAGTTTCTCATGACCAATCGTTGGGGGATTATATCGACCCCAAGCTACGACGATTTCTTTCGTCTCTTCGGTAACGTATTCAGCAAAACTCTTAAAAGACATTAATCCTCCTTCTTCCCACCGCTCAATTTAGCGCGGTCGGCTTTACGAATTTTTGGAAGGAGTTGTTTAGCGATACGCTTGATAGCAGACTTCTTTTTATCGAGCTGCTTTTCGATGGATGATCTTTGGGAATAACTAAGGTCGCCTTTATCCTTGTTCTTTAGAATCTTTTTAAGGATAGCGTTACGAGCCTGTTTGTTTGCTCGCTTCTGTAGTACTTCTGGAGAGGCAGTCTTACGCTTTGCTTTTTCTCGTCCAAGACGGATCTTAGCCTTATTGCGACGGATGGATTGCTTCAGCTTCATTCGTTGCTGAGCGGTCAAGGCCTCGTCCGTCGAGTCTTGATGTCCATCTGCATTGAGATCCGTAAGTTCTCTTTGAACTTGCTTAAAGTCTTTCATTTTTCCAAATTCCCATTAGGATCGAGACGGTTTGTCCCAGCCTTTAATAATATCAGGGCTAAAGTTATTGTAGGAGAACTCCATACGGTCCACCAACTTAACTGCGCCACCACTTAGTTTATCGATCGCAACATATCCTTCAACACCTGTTGTCTTAAATCCGTTTGGAGTACGAACGAATGTTGAGATCTTTTGTAACCTGTTTAGTTTATTTATAATAATCAGTTTCGCAGAAACGATTGCTTTTTGTAAATCAAAGAGTAGTTTTAGATTGGCTTTGTTTGAGCTAGAAAAGAACTTAAGAATATCAGCCTTTTTAGCTTCCCACGTTGCCTTACCCTTATCTGACTTTTTGGTATCGATTTCTTTTTGGTACTTATCAGATATATATTTGATCAATCCGTCAACGTGTTTTCTAGTATCCTTGATGACTTCTTGTTTACGAACGAACGTATTGTTGTAAGTCTCAATAGTTTGAGCCAAGGTAGCGTTTCCTTCGATCTCACGAAGAGTCGATCCAGCGATCTTACGGAATATCTTACCCGCTTCGGAAAGCGCCTTGGTTACCTCATCAGTATCCTTCTTAGTTAGCGTAGCAGTACCTGATAGATCCCTAAGAGTTGCATCTTGGAACCAAACATCTCGTGATGCTTTGAACTCGGAAGCCTTAACATCAAACGATGCCTTCATTGACTCAAAATCGGATCCTGTGTATCGTGTATGAAATACGATACCCATCTTAGCGTTTTTGATTTCTTTGCCACCGTCCGAGTCGGTTGGTACGGCATACACAATAGTGTTTGGTTGGAACGTGTAGTACTTCTTACCGTCAATAGTATCGGTATCAATATCGTCAGACGTAAACATCAAGTCGCCCTGAACGACACCCTTGATACCAAGAGAAGGCATATACTTAAGACAAGTCTTTAACTTGTTTGATAGATCACCAGAAGTATCGGCATCAATATCAGCATCAGTCTTATAGACCTTAGGGTTTTTATTGAACACACCTTTCTTAGCCACGAAAAACTTACCGTCTCGTGGATCAACACCGGCAAAGATGGCTGGTGCTCCGTCCCATTTGACGGTTACATCAACTGGACGTTTTGCTTCACCGGCTAACATATCTCGGAGGGAACGCAGTGCAAGGATAGCTTGTCTTGCTCCATCCACTCCACCGTAGATTACTTGATCCTCAAGGTGAGTCATGTGGAGGTTCTTAGCCGCCTCAACGATATATGTTTTGAATGTTTGCATGCCTGTTCCTATACGTACTTAAAGTCACACATCATACGAGTAGGGAATCCATCCTTACCTTGCGTGTCTCTGATGTTAAGCTTAAATGAGTATGTTGCGGATGCGAACTCCATGTCGATCCGTTTACCGTTGCCGCCTTTACCACCATAGAAGATCGTAAGATCACCAGTCTTAGCTGCTCGTTGCATAGCAGCTTTATCCATCTTCTTACTTAGGATACGAGCAGGAAACTTATGAATGATATGATAGTTAAATCCAATACCTGACTCCATCAGCTTAGTCATTGCTGGTTTATTGTATGGCGCGTTCTTAACTATGTCGCCTCCTGGTAGATCACCAGTGAATATCTTACAGAACTTTTCTTGGTCAATACCAAATAGGTTTAGCAACTGCAGACCTTTTTCGTTAGTGATTTGACCTTTTTGAATTTCTTGTGGAGTTAGGATAGTACGAACGCCAACGTTAAAGAACGTAGTCGTACCACCGAGTTTCAAGCTGAGAAAGATTGGGCCCTTATCAGTCTCAAGCGTAATGTCAGTTACCGACTGTCCTACATCGTTACCTTGGCCTTTTGGATTGGCGAGGTAGATACCAGAGTCAAACTGTAATGGTCGTTTAGTATTCTCACCACCAACCACTTTCACAACAAAGGTCTTTGAGTCGCTTAGGTTATAGGTCTTATTGAGATCCTCAATGGCTTTAAGCATTTTACCGTCAACGGGTCGTCCTGCCCACCAGTCCAAAAGACCAGTCGCGAACTGTTCCTCAAACAGGTTACCCCTGTTCTTTGCTCCACGGTTTCCAGATGAGCCATTACCAAATTTAAGTTTAACCTTCTTAAGCTGAGCTCCGCGGCTTACGTCCGCGATACGAATATCACCATCAAGTTGTCTACTTACGTTGACGTTTGACGGCTTTTTCATATCGAGATTGATCGGTGTATCAAGTGCTCGAAACTTTTTCTTTAAGAAGTTAAACAGCCTAACGATCTCCACCTGATTGTCAGCAGGAAATCCTTTGATCTTATTAGCTAACTCACGTTCGCTCTTTGGAAAAAAGTCGTATGCCATATTACCTCCGAAGTTACACTACTATTTATAAAAAAAGAAAGGCGACAAAGTATACACCCCGCCGCCCTTAAGTTGATCAAATGGAACTCGTTCCTTCAACAGAATCTTATTAATTGATCTCTAACCACTCCTGCATAAACGATTTGAAAACCGTCTCTTGTTTGCGGTACGCTTCACGTTCCCAAGGAGACTTGGAGTAACTGCTGTCAGTATAGTCCTTGTCTTTCCAGTATGTCTTACGACCTTGCTTGAAGCGCTCCTTCATCTGTCCTGTGGCGTACTGCTTTACATGGATCATCTCATGTATAACGGTCTTAATGAATTCGATCGTGGATAGCTCAGAGCTTACTTCGATCAAAAACTCACGAGGACGAATATTCGTATCCTCCCATGTACACCAACCTATGACACCGTCTTCTCCAGACTTATTGAATTTACGTATCCGAAGTGTTACATCCAGAGTCCGAATCCGTGGCATGAACTTCTCCACCACGTGGACTATGGCTGACTCCGACATCATTCGCTGTTTCTTGGTTCCGCCCTTGATCTGTAGTAGCATTTTGCTTCTCCAAATTTTCATAATATGATTCGAAATCTGGCTCAAGATATTCGTTCTCTCTTTCAGCCTCGATTTCATCCCAGAAGTAATCTTTAACTCTTCCCATGATTATCTCCTATAAAGATAAACATCAAGACGTTTAGCGTTAGCGATACCACCGATAACGTTTCCGCCAAAATCGTATGAGCGGTTATCGGCTTTACCAAGTAACCAGTGACTGCAAGAACCTTTTTTGATTGCCTCACGACCACGAATCTCAACGCGGAATTGAATAGGATAACCTTTTTTATCCTTGGCTTTGAAGTTACGAAGATCGGTATTCAGGTTCTTAATCATTCGACGAAGATCCTGAAGTTGCAGCATGCCGGCTGCATCCTCGGTGTAGATTGACCCAAGATAGTCCTTTGAACTACGAGCTTTAGTATTGACTTGTTGAAACATAATGTATTCTCCTTCCATTTGATAGTACTATTATACCATAGTTCCACATAGATGTAAATAGCTAAAATGCATTTTTTTCACATTTTTTAGCAGAAATTTCACCATCGTCAGTAATATCTATGTACCCTTCACGCTCTAACATGGCCAGAGCACCTTCTGCACCAGCCTCGACTCCTTCCTTGAATCCTTTAACATTCATGTCCCACATACCTGCCGCAAACATAGCTGCAAGTACTGCTATCATCCAATACTCTAAAAACATTAAATCTCCTCTACGGTAATCTTATACCTTTTACTATTTATGTCAGTTACCTCAATGACTTTTTTGGTAGACTGAAAATAGCCTTCAGTTGGATGAAGATCCATCTCAACCCTGCCAACTTCACTGATGAGGGTGTAAAGACGATTCTCTTTGAGATCGCAGTTTAAGAAATGTCTGATACGATCAGCGATGTAATCACAGTAAGCTAACTTCATTATTCCACCCATACGTGGTTGAACTTAACGGGATAGTCCTCACAAGAGAACTGCTCGTCAGTGTAATTAATAACCTCAACACAAGCACCAGTTGAGTAGCTGAAATGAACATCAGGCATCTTCAGTGCTTGGTCAAGGGCGTAGGCAAAGGTACCTAAAAGTAAAGCGGCCGCGAGACCGTATCCAATATTCCTATACATTGAGCCACCCCTTTTTGAAATCGTTGCCAGTAAGAGGAGATACAACAAGTACCTGCTCACGAAGGAACTTACGATACTCCTGGTCATCAGGAAGATCCGCATTCCATTCGTCGTAGGTCTTAACGTCGGTTGGAAACTCCTTGAACGAAATATCATTCAAAGAGAAAGCAGCCATGACGAAAGCCATAGCATCGGCGGGACGATCCACATCCTTTACGATGTAGTCCTGTCCACCCTTGAACTTCCAATAAGAGTTACCAGAAGAGAACTTACCGTCCTCACAATGAGCGCCATAGTTCTCGACGTGCTGAGTTGATACT